ATTCGCTCTGATATTAAAGCGCAAACCCAAGTTTTTGATACGGCAATTTATTGTACTTGTACTATTCAAATAACACTGCTCTCATAGCATTTTCATATTGAATACTACACAGTCAATCGTTGGTTGAGAATTTTCTCGTTGTTTTCAACGTTGAGTTATCCGTTGAATCCCGTGCTGCTTCGCGCACAGCTTTTATAGTCCTATAATCCAATTTTAGAATTAAGTAGATTTAAGAGTGTGATAAGTTAAGTTATATATACTATTGTGTGATATATTTTGTTATTTGTCCTTTACTCCTAAGTTGTTTCTTTGTGTGGTGTTCCTAGCGCAGTAAGACCTAAGCTATGTCTATGTCCACACTTTTTGGTAGGGCCCTTAAGGCTGACTACACTGCCTTCTGTAAGAAGATCGAACGGAAGGAAGTGGGGCATTCTCGTTTGACCCATATTCACAATGTGAGGATGGGAAAGAACTATTGCATAACGGGACTCCATTCTAATTATGGCTGGCTCAATGAAGTGAACTGGGATACGGTTGCGTATACTGGGCATTACCACTTGGAACCCAACTCGTTTGACGTTGTTGGACCAAGTGTTGTATTGCCCGAATGGGAGGGGAAGACTGCCGTTTTACCTGTACATGAATTGGTCGAGAATTTGATGCAATTTTATTACGGGTATAAGGAGTCTTTCACTGGAGATGCAGATGTGTGTCTTTTCACTTCGGAACATGGCTATTCTAAGTGGACTGTCTGTAGTAACCATACTTATGGCATTTCAGCGGACTCATTGCGTAGCACCGCTCTCTTCATGGCTCGGGTGGGTCGATCTTACCCTTTGTGGTTTTACGACTTACACGACCATGCGAGACTGGCTACTACTACGCGACGTTGTTCGTGCGGAGCTGCTGTTAAGAAATCGGTGCGTGGATATCTCTACGATAGAATGGAGTTTGTCATTCAACTTCTGGCAAGGGATAAGCAGGTGAAGGGTGATGAAGAGAGGTTGTCCTTAGAGGAAATCCGTAATGGGAAGTATAAGTGGGTTGAAGACCTGCCTAGAGCCCAAAATGCGGAGCTACCACAGGCTCAGCTATTGGACTTCAAATTATCACCTGACGTTTCTCCAGAGGTAGTGGCGACGGTGCAAACTCTGTCTGGCCAATTGACAGCACTGGCTTCGGATTCTGCAGAGGGATTGAACATTCAGCGACGCTTGACATCTCTTGTCTTGAAATTATTTACTGCTTGGCGATCTGCGTGGGACCTACCCACGTGTGGTTTGCTTATAGCAGACTTTTTGTCTGAATATTTTGCGGATAAGACAAAAGGTGTGTTTGATGTTTTCAAGGCATTGGGTGTCAAGTTTGGCTCTTTTATGTCCCAAATCGGAACTCCAGCTGCCCAGTCCGATGCTCCTCCAGATCCTTCAGTACCCCTATCTATCGGAGCTCTCGTTTTTGCCTGTATGGCAGCGATAGTGGGATACAAGACTTCAATGCCCAGTATATATACTGCTCTAAAGGCAGTGAGTATTACTGGCATGGCGTTAAAATCTGTTGCCATCGGAGTGCCACTATTGGGAGCCCTAATAGAAAAAGCATATCATTGGGTATATTACAAGATGTATGGAGTTCCCGTCGATATAGCAACCGCCAATAACATCGTCGAGGGAATCGAGGATTACTACTTGCGAGTAGCCACGACCTTACGACTGGCGCAGGATCATGACTTCTTCGAACATGTCCATAATCGAGTAAGGGTGATGACTCTCATGACTGAGGGTCTTGGTCACTCTTCAGCTTTGGCTGACGCCGAAGCCCCCGCCCAAACTATCTCTGCGTTTCGGCTGCATTTTCAGCAAATTGAGCGTTTATACACTCGTTTGCTGGGTTCTCGGTATAGTATGACTGTTAGGCCAGAACCATTGGTGCTTTACCTGCATGGTGGCACCGGGATTGGGAAATCAGTGCTTGCCTTGAGGCTTGCGCGAGACCTAATCATGCATTTGCAACCAGACATAGGAGATCATATAGTGGATAACATCTATATGCGTAGTATTTGGCAGGACTTTTGGGATGGATACAATCACCAGTTGGTCGTCGTGTATGATGACATTGGTACTCTTCGGGATACCACTTCAAATCCCAATTTGGAATTTGTAGAAATACTCAAGACGGCCAACATAGCAGCGTATCCATTGCATATGGCAGAGTTGTCGCGTAAGGCAGCTACGGCTTTTACGAGTCCGGTTGTCATTTGCACTGCTAATATGCCTCACTACGCAATGCCATCGATGACAAACCCACAAGCGTTTGAGCGACGGTTGGACATCAAGACGAAAGTGACCATTGAAACACAATTTGCCAAGACGATACCACTGGCCGGTCACAACAATACCACGATATTGGACAGAGACAAGGTGTTTAACCTTACTGGTCAGAGAATCTCCACTGCACCCTATTGCTTCGACGTGGAAGATGGGTCTAATGGCTTGACGTATGATCAATTTTTAGATCACGCGAAAAAGGCATTGGATGCCAAGATGGAGCATAGTAATAATCTGCGAAGGTGGATAATGAATAGGGCAGAAGTGGACGTTGAACCAGCGACAGATTCGGAGTCTGGCCAAGAACCAGATGATGTGTTTTCTGACACGGCATCTGATACGGACACTTACATTCCGTCCGAGTCCGATTATGTCGAAGACGACGCGGCACTACCACCCGGTCTTGTCGTGTTGATGGAAAGAGCCGAGGACACCATGTTCGAAGCGGAGGCGCGCAGAGGTGTGCATCGAGCTAGAGGTCGCTACCAGAGTAATCCTGGAAGGATCACAATGGATAGATGGATAGAATTTGTCACATCACATCCTGAAGCTGCTTCCAGCTTGTCCTACCGTTCCCAAGACGTTCGACATGACGACCTTACGGTTGCAGCTGCAGTCTTGCGGTTGTTGCCCATAATGTTGCAAGCGCCTAACGAGCTGCAAGATTGTATCATTCATGCAGTTTCCACTGGACAGACGTTAGTTGAAGGGGAGGTGGAAGCATTCGCTAGAATATTTCATCTGTCGACTGTTTTGCCTCACAGTATAGCTGGCGCAGTTTCATTTCCACCTCGAGTGCCTCCTGCCATCATACAAGATGCAGTTCGCTGGGGTTCATGGAGGACGACCTATCCTGGTTCGTCGTTGAGGAGTGTGGCAGTTCAGTTTGCGCTGGACACTGCACATATTAATGACATGCTAGGAGCGTTGGCTTACTTGGACACTTGCTACGGTTTAGCCGTAGGACTGCGGCGTCAAGATCGCGAAGCTATGGGACCACCTATATGGTTGCGTGCTCAAGATGCTGATGAAGGAACGACTGTTACGCAACAGTGGGAGACCATCTTGGAAAATCAGCCTGCGACATGGTATGCTCGCATATGGGCTCGTGTTAGAGACGTCACGATACGGTATTTGGTGCCATATGCAGTCTGGCGTAATGCTAGACGTGGCGCTAGTTGGCTTGCTTCTTCGCGAATGTTTACAACACCAGCAGCCTTGCATAACCATGCGGTTTACCAGTTTTCTAGAGCGTACAATGTTGTCTCGACGCAACGCGGCAATGCTCTGTGGATTTTGTTTGCCACCTTTGTGGCCACCACAGTGATATTGTTTGCGACGCGTTGGTTTTACAACTGGTTGACGAAGACAAAAGAGTGTCAAATGGAACAGCTTTTAGATGCTCAGTGTACTCTCTCGATAACGCTCTGTGGAGGTGGGTGTGCCACGTGTGCTGCTATTAAGCGTCGTAAGTGCTGCAAGCCTAATTGCAAACACTGCACTGCTCTCATCCGAGGGAAGTCAGACTACGATCTTGAACATATTCGGACCGTGGTTCATGAAAGCATGCAAGCAAGCAGTGAGAGTGAGGAAGTACGAACACGACGAGCCCAACGACGACCTAGGGCTGAAGATGACTCAGAGGTGTGTGCAGAGGCGTTGACGGATGTGAACGCCGATCAAGTCATAAGTGGGAAGCTGACGTCTAACATGTTTGTTATGACCTCAGTGGTGAACAGAGTTAACGAAGTTGTCGAAGTCTCCGGAATAGGCATATTCGTTAAAGGCAGGACAATGCTAACTTGTAAGCATGTTTATTTGTCCATGGGCGACGTGATCACATTGACTAGTTTGAAATCTTCGTTGAAGTATACTTTTACGAAGGGAGAACTAGAAGAATATGAGGTTAAGACGTCTAATGGCGAAAACAAGGACGTGCTTTTGTTGGTAATGCCCAAGAATTTCCCAACTATGGCTGCAATACAGAACCACTTCATTAAGGCAGACGACTTGAACAAGTTCGAGAAAGCGAGCGTCTCAGCGGTAACCCATAGAGCTGGTGTGATTACTCGGATTCAATCCGCTGCAGTGCCCCATCATCATATGGATACACTTAAGTATTCCCATAAGACGGAGCACATAATGGTTCGTGATTATTACGAATATACTGCGGAAACGAAGCCGGGTGATTGCGGTGCGCCATTAGTGGCGCACTCGACCAACTTGACCGGGAAAATTGTTGGATTACACGTTGCTGGCGCTACGCGTCCCGGAACAGCCTACGCCACGAGTGTGACGTTTGAGTTGTTACAAGCAGCTTTCGAGAGAGTGCCCAAGACAGCCCAAGTGGAGTGGAAAGTACACATCGAAGAGGAAGTAGAACTACCCATACAGGGGTCATTCTTGCCCCTGTCGACAACAACACCGATAGGATCACCGAATAAGACAAAACTTGTAGAGTCTTCTATTCATGAAGCAATAACTCCCATTACGACTCTCCCTTCAGCACTGAAGCCGTTCACTGTTGATGGAGTGGTGAAAGATCCGATGTTAATGGCTCTTTCAAAGAATGCGGGGAGAGATGTGCCTATTGATAAGAAGGTTCTTAAAGAATGCGTACAAGCGGTAATACCAACAGTTACCCAATCCTTAGATGGACCATTGATTTACTCCATAGAAGAAGCGGCATTAGGTATAGATGGTAGTGAGCGCGTAAGGTGCTTAGACAGACAATCGTCTGCTGGGTATCCTTGGGTGTTAGCTACCAAATTGCCTGGTAAGCAGCAATGGCTAGGCAAGGGTGAGGAGAAGTTTATAGCTCCTGACCTGCGCGAAGCCATTGAGGAAAGAGAAGCGGCAGCTTTGCGTGGAGAGAGATTGACGACCATTTGGGTTGATACGCTTAAAGACGAAAGACGACCAATTGCAAAAGTGGAAGCAGGTAATACACGATCTTTTGCCTGTGGCCCGATTGATTATAACATTCTATTTAGACGTCATTTCCTGAGTTTCTTTGCCAATGCAATGGACAACCGCATCAACAATGAAATCAGTGTCGGAACTGACCCGTATTCGTTTGACTGGCAAAAGACCTATACGAAGTTGATAAAATATGGTCCCAACTTGACAAGTGGTGACTTTAGCAACTTTGATGGTAGTTTGTCTGCCGATCTTTTGTGGGCAGTTTATGATGTGATCAATGAGTGGTATCTGGTGCATGGTGAAGAGAACTATGAACTAGTGAGATTCGTTCTGTGGCTGGATATTGTGTTCTCAGTACATCTGTTGCACAACATTCTTTACATGTGGACGCACTCGCAACCTTCTGGTAATCCCGCCACTACTATCATTAATTGCTTGGCAGTTAAGTTAGCAGTGAGGTACGCATTTGTCATGGAAACAGGACTTTCTCCTCATGTTTTTGAGGATTACTGTTCCATGGTGTGCTATGGTGATGACGTTAATGTGAATGTTAAACCCGGAACCGATTTTGACTCCTTCAACATGCAACGTGGTTTGGCTAAACTAGGCTTGACCTACACTGATGCAGAGAAGACTGGCAACCTGAAGAAGTATGTGTCCATTAAGGACATCAAATATCTTAAGCGTTCTTTTCGCTATGAAGAAAGACTTCAAAGGTATGTTGCTCCTCTTGAGCTAAGTGTAGTGTTAGAGATGTGTAACTGGGTGCGTGGAACGGAAGACGTAGAAGCATCTACGATTGAAAACGTTGAGACTGCCATTCGAGAACTGGCTCTCCACGACCCCGAAACATTCTCTTATGTAAGAAAGTTGACCCAAGCCTGTGTGCGAAACATCGGAAGGGCGCCGAAGCAATTTTCTAGAGACCATCTTCTAGATTGTTTCAGCACCGGTCTATTTAAGTTACAATGGGGCGACTCCAAAGTCGATAACAGTTGCCTGCGAATGTAACGTTGAGTCATTTTAAGCTCCACTCTAAAGGAACTTTACGGCTAGTGTGAGAGTTAGCCTAGCCCGTTTTCTCTCGCACGATAAACTCCAATTGCTTCTAACACTCAAGCCGAGCCTCGGAACTCAAACTCGACACCTGATGACGAACTACCGACCTCCTTAACGACCCTTGCAGCACCTCCTCAAAGCGCAGGTGGTGTAGATACTGACAATATTACCACTTTTGTGGAAGATGGCCCTAAAGACATCTCGGTCATCGAAGAAATTGTTCAGACTATACCACGTGCCGCACGCGATGAGGTCTATTCTTCTCTTTACGCTTATCTTTCTAGGCCTATTCAGGTCGCCTCTGGAACCTGGTCCGATTCAGATTCCGCTCTTGACTTCGACTATAGGAATGGTAAGGCAACTTCTTTGACTTCGCTTGTTTTTCCAGATGTACTTTTGGAAAAATCTGCAGGGTTTATTTGCAAACTTAAAGATTTTGCGCTATTGCGCGCGTCGGTTGACTTGCGCATACAGTTCAATGCCACGCCCATGCAATCTGGGCGATTGTTTTGCATGTTTTCCCCATATCAGTCTTTAGTTGACTTTGGTTCTATCATTGAGCCTACCTATTCCTTGTCTGGAGTCACTGGTTATCCGGGAGTGGAAATTGACTTGGCCTCGGCAAATTCAGTGGTCTTGAGTATTCCTTTTTGTTCGTTCCGTGAAAGTTATAATTTAGTGACTGGAGAAGGGAGGTTTGGAGAGTTTAATCTCTTTCCGTTATCTCCCCTTCGACTGGGCACTGTGGATTATACAATCTGGGCATCATTTAGGAATATTCACCTTTCTGTTCCTTCTCCTATTTCTACTATTCTCCTATCGTCTTCTCAGTATGTTAATTTCCTCAAACAACTTTTGAATGAGCGAGATCTTATGCGTGGAGACGCACTGTCGATCCTAGAAGAGGTGGCGAATATGCCTGAGGCGCAAGTCCTGGAAAAAGTAGTTGGCGCGGTTTCGAATGTCGTAGATACTATTGGTAGCGTTGTGAACACTGTTACATCAGCAGCTTCCGCTGTGGTACCTATAGCATCGTCCGTGCTATCTACTGCGGCTATGTTTGGTTTCTCAAAGCCTTCTAATGAGTCTGCCACGGTCCAAACTACTAGCAAGCCCGCTAGGTCACTGCAGCACGTGTCTGCGTCTGAGGACGTTACGCGTTTAGCTGCAGATCCTATGTGTTCGCTTGGTGGTAATCGTGACCTATTTGGTACGAACTCTGATGAAATGGCGTTGGCCTTCGTTTTATCTAGGCCCAACATAGTAGAAACCTTTTCCATGACCGTCGATGACTTAGAGGGTGTGTCTCTCTTAGATATACCCATAACACCATCTTATTGTCATTTGGTTGATGGAACAGCCGCCAAAGGTTTGTATGCTTCTACGCATCTTTCGTACATTTCCAATTTGTTCGCTTATTGGAATGGTTCGCTAGTGTACAACATCAAATTAGCGAAAACATCTCTCCACTCTGCTCGAATTAGGATTTCATACTGGCCTTTCACCAGTTCTTATGACGCCGATCTCGCGTCCAATGCCTACTCTTTAGTAATGGATTTGCGTGAATCATCAGAGATTTCTTTTCCTGTGCCTTATGTTAGTTCTTTACCTTGGTTAAAGACCAACAGTTATCAGCACGATGTAGGAACCTCTGGTCGTTTGCGCATTTCTGTAGTTAATGCGTTGCGAAACGCTGGTGATACAGATTCTACTATAGATGGCTTTGTCTGGATTTCAGCTGGTGAAGATTTCAAGTTGGCTGGATATGGATTTAATGACTCCGCAATAAGAGCCACGCCTTTTAGCTCTTTCGGAGAAGCTCCAGATCCTCCTATGGAGGTAGATGAGCTACCTGTAGCCCAAGTTGGCGAAAAATCCATTGCCGCTTCTAATCTAGAACAAGCGTCTTCCATGCAAATGCTATCAGCAGACTCTGATCCCGAGTATGCAGTGTATGCGTGTATTGGTGAACATATTTCCAATCTTCGTTCACTACTTAAGCGAGCAGTCTTCTATAGACGGCTCGACTCTCCTACTACTCCCTTCTCCTTATATCATCCTCTCGATCCTGCGACGACTGAGTTACCAGCTGTGACGGATTTTGATGTTGAGTGGCGAGGTGCTGGACAGGTGGGTTTGCCAGAAGTTGGTCAGATACATCCTATCAACTATCTGTCACGAATCTACAGGTTCTTCCGCGGCGCCATTCGGTATCACTTCTTTCCGACTGACAATCCGGGCGGGTTTCTTAAAACCTATCCTAGGTTGCAAGCCGCAATGAATACACCTATTAATGTGCTTCCCATTGCACACAACAGTGTTCCTCAAGTTGAGGTACCATTCATGCAAATGTGTTCAAAGCGCCTGGTTGGGTTTGATATCCGTCCTTACGCTTCAGAATTCAGCAAATTGTCTGGTGTCGCAACAGGTTACACTGGTCACTTCGAGGTGTTCGTCAATGTTGGAGAGGACTTTTCCTTTGGGTGGCTCATTGGAGCGCCCGCTGTTGTTTCCTACAGCACCCCTTCTTCGGGTGAAATTGTGGGGAGCTTTTCTCCCGTTCCTATTAGAATATATGGAGACTCGTCCACTGAGTACGCAAACGTAACTGACAACTCCCTTAATGTTGTTGGGGCATGACAACCCAACGACTCTGTGATTATAGACGTTTCGGAAGTGAAAACTTACGAAGCACCAAATCATGGGGTCTTTTGGTTGCCTTATGCGTACCAGATGAATTTGGACTCTAGTTTCTCTATGCATTATGCTAATGGGGATGGTCTTATTTCTACCACGTCTGATGGAATTACTTTTAATGTCCGTACTTTTGATTTTTCTTTGTTCGGTGCTAGTACTTCTCGCGACGAAGACATAAACACAACTAGTAATGTCGGTGCAGACATGACATTGGTTGGCCTTACGTCGTCGAAGTGTGATTATTATAATTCTGGTCTTATTGATGTGGGATCTTATTCTTTAGGTATAGATGTCTTGTCGGATGGCGTGATGTATGTTTCGCCATCTTCTCTTTCTCTTATCCTAAATAATGGTGATGTTGATAACCTGACCGCAAAAGTAGACGACGATATTTTATTCACGTTGTCTGTTGGCCCGGTAGGAGACATCACCTTCATTCTTTCCCCTCTCCCAGTCCAAACTGGACACTATAGTATTAAGTTTGTTTCTAATCATCATATAACTAATTCGTATGAAGGTAGAATTACTGTTTATGTTTTACATTAGTGTTTTCTCGTGGGGTTTTATTTAAGCATAGTTATTGTTAATTCAGTGATTTTTGTTAGGCTTGCTTTTGTTTGCCTTTTATGTGCTAGGTATTTAAACACACACTAGCTTTTGTGCAGTCCGTCTGTTAGTG